AAAGGTCGCGGCAATGCTGGCTACTTTATCTACCCAACCCTTCGTAAGATTCAGCCTGAATTAATTAAGAAATGGCAAGAAGCATTTTCCAAGATATTGAAAGAGTGGGATAAGTAATGGCTGGCAGTAGAACCCTTAAACTCTCAATTCTTGCTGATGTCGCTGACCTTAAGAAAAATCTTGATACTGGCTCTAAAGAGGTCGAAGGCTTTGGCGGTAAGTTAGAGAAGTTCGGCAAAGTCGCAGCAGCCGCCTTTGCAGCAGCAGCGGCAGCAGCAGCGGTCTATGCAGTGAAGCTAGCGGTTGATGGCGTTAAGGCAGCTATTGAAGATGAGGCTGCTCAGCTTCGTTTAGCCAATGCTCTTAAGAATGTAACTGCTGCAACTGATGCTCAAATTTCAGCAGTTGAAGAGCAGATACTTAAAACCTCTTTGGCTACTGGCGTTGCTGATGACCAGTTGCGTCCAGCGCTTCAGCGCCTAGCAACTGCCACAGGATCAGTAACTAAGTCTCAAGATTTATTAAACCTAGCCTTAGATATTTCAGCCGCTACTGGCAAAAGTGTTGAAACAGTATCTAATGCTCTAGGTAAGGCTTACGAAGGCAATACAAGCTCTCTAAGCCGTCTAGGTGTTGGCTTATCAACTGCCGAAATTAAAACCCTTGGATTAGAAGGCACAGTAAAGCAATTAGCCGAAACCTTTGGCGGTGCAGCAACAGTTCAAGCCAATACCTTTGAAGGTCAAATAGCAAGACTTAAGGTGGGCTTTGACGAAGCTAAAGAATCAGTAGGAGCTGCTTTATTGCCTACTCTCCAAAGGCTTTTAGATTATTTTATAAACACAGTCATTCCTAAATTTATTGAATTTAAGGATGCAGCGCTCAAGCCAGTTACCGATGCAATTGCTAGAAATAAAGACTCATTAACTATTCTTTATAACTTTATTAAAGACTTTGTAGTTCCAGTATTGATTAACAATCTCGGCGCGGCACTTAGCTTTATCGGCAAAGTTGCTGGTGGCGTTCTTGATGTAATCGGCTTCGTAGTTAATGGAATAAAGAGCGCGGTCAATTTTGCAATTGATGCAATCAATGTCCTTATCCGCGCTTATAATGCCGTCCCACTTCTGCCGAATGTCGCTACTATTTCCAAGCCTTCATTCTCAGCGCCTAGCACTCCAAGCAGCTCAACACTTCCAAAAATTGCTACTGCTCCAAGCCCAAGCATCCCAGCAGCTCCTAAGCCATCTACTACTCCGAGCGCTCCCTCAGCTGCAACTCCTAGCGCGCCAGCATCGACAGTTCCTAGCGGATCTGCTATTAACCTTGGTGGCTTTAGCCGTTTAGCAGACGCACAATCAATGGCTGGTGTAACTATAAATGTAAATGCTCCGTCCGCTATTGATGAAGAAGGCTTTACTAGAGCAGTCGTTTCAGCCCTAAATAACACAGGTCGCAGAACTGGCGCTGGGACAGAGCAACTACTTCTATGACCGCTTGGAATCCCGTTTATCGAGTCAAGGTAAATGGATCAACAGTTACTGGCGCAACTCTTAGCGGACTTACTATCACCTCTGGTAGAACAGATATTTACTCTCAGCCAGTTGCAGGTTATTGCAATCTAACGCTTATCGAAACGGCTGAGGCATCAGTCCCTTACGAAATCAATGATGCAGTTACTATTGAGGTTCAGAATTCTGCTGCAAGTTATGTAAATCTATTTGGCGGTTTTATAACTGATTTAGGTATTACAGTCCAGACTTCTGGCTCAACTGCGACAAGTCAGCAGATAAAGATAGTAGCGGTTGGAGCTCTAGCCCGACTAAATCGCGCAGTTTATGTTGGCAACTTTGCCCATCAATTCGACGGCGATAGAATTTTAGAATTACTTGAAACAGTTTTATTTGACCAATGGAATGAAGTCCCAGCTGCCGAAACTTGGAATGGCTATGACCCAACTACTCAATGGCAAGATGCAGAAAGTACCGGTGTAGGTGAGATTGATACTCCTGGGGATTATGAGCTGCACTCTGAGAATAATTTAGACGATACAGTTTATAACCTTGCTTCTCGCTTTGCTAATAGCGCGCTTGGATATTTATATGAGGATAATCAAGGTCGTATCGGCTATGCAGATTCAACTCATAGATCACAATACTTAGCAGCAAATGGCTATGTCGATTTGGATGGCAATCACGCCATCGGTCCTGCCCTCTCAATTCTTAAGCGAGCTGGCGATGTCCGAAATTCAATAACTCTAAATTACGGAACTTCTGGGGCTGAAGTAACTGATGAGGACGCAGCCTCAATATCTGACTATGGCCTTCTTGCTTCTACCATATCGACCACACTTCGCAATCAAGGCGATGCTGAGGATCAAGCAGCCTTCTACCTACTTATACGCGCCTATCCTCAATTTGCTTTAAAACAGATAACTTTTCCAATTGCCAGCGGTGAAATCGACAATTCAGACCGAGATAACCTACTTGGCGTATTTATGGGCCAAGCGCTTAATATCGTTAATCTGCCAGCCAATATGGTCGATGGAGAATTTCAAGGATTTGTAGAAGGTTGGACTTGGACTGCCAGCCTGAATCAGCTTAACTTGACTCTAAATGTATCGCCTATCGCTTTTAGCCTTCAGGCGTTCAGATGGAACTCAGTCCCAGCGGCTGAGTCTTGGAACACAATCAACCCAGCTTTATACTGGCTCAACGCTACAATAGTTGCATAAGGAGAAAATATGCCAACAACAACAAACTTTGGCTGGACAACCCCAGCTGATACTGATCTAGTCAAAGATGGCGCAGCTGCCATTAGAACCCTTGGCAATGGGGTAGATACTTCATTTCTTGATTTAAAAGGTGGAACAACTGGTCAGGTATTGAGTAAAAATTCAAATACTGATTTAGATTTTACTTGGATTGCTGCTGATGATACTACCTTGGATATCAGTGCAAAGACTGGCACAACATATACTTTTGCTTTAGTAGATCAACCTAATATTTTGATAACGGCTTCAAATGCCGCTTCTCAAACATACTCTATCCCAACTAATGCTTCAGTCGCATTTCCTATTGGCTCTCAGATTAACATTATTCAAATTGGGGCAGGTCAAGTAACTATTAATGCCGTTACTTCAGGCACAACAACAGTCTTATCAACAGGCGCAACGGCAGCTGCTCCAAAGTTAAGAGCTCAATATTCAGCAGCGACTTGCATTAAAGTAGGAACAGATACTTGGTATGTAGTAGGAGATATAGCTTAATGCCGATTCTCGGGATAACTGCTTCTCAAAATTATGCGCGCGGCATAAGTGTAGATTACTTGGTTGTTGCTGGTGGCGGTGGCGGTGGTATAAATGTTGGCGGTGGCGGCGGTGCTGGTGGATTGCGATGCACTGTAAATAATACTGGTGGCGGTGGCTTATTGGAGTCTGCATTAACTTGCGCCAAAAACACTAATTTTACAGTAACAGTTGGCGCTGGTGGAAGTTCAACTAATGATAGAGCCGTAAGCCCAACTAGCGGGGCAAACTCAGTATTTTCAACTATAACTTCTACTGGTGGTGGTAGAGGTGGAACTAATACAGGTGCAAATGGTGCAACAGGTGGTTCTGGTGGCGGTGGTCAAGGCGGCGGGAATGGCGGTGCTGGAACTGCTAATCAAGGTTTTGCAGGTGGAACAGGTGTAGGCAGCGGCACATTTCCGGGCGCAGGTGGCGGCGGCGCTGGTGTTGCTGGACAATCTCCAGCCAACGGAAGTGCAAACGCTGGTAATGGCGGAGATGGCGTTCAAACTGCTATTACTGGAAGTAATGTTACTTATGGTGGCGGCGGTGGCGGTTCGCGAGATAGCGCAACTGGTCAAGGTGCTGGCGGTGCTGGTGGTGGTGGAGCTGGAAATAGAAATGCAAACGCAACAAGTGGAACGGCAAATACTGGTGGCGGCGGCGGTGGCGTTCACGACCAAGTAACTTGCTCTTCAGGTAGCGGTGGTTCTGGCGTAGTAATTTTAAGATTTGCAACTGCTGCTGGAACTATAACTATTGGAGCAGGTTTAACAGGATCAACAACTACCAGCGGGGCTAACACTATTGCAACTATTACTGCTGGCACAGGAAATGTGAGCTGGGCATAATGGCACATTACGCATTTTTAGATGGAAACAATTTAGTAACTGAAGTTATTACAGGCATTGATGAAACTCAACTTATTGAAGGTTTAGATACCGAAACTTGGTATGGCAATTTTAGAGGCCAAACCTGCAAGCGCACTTCATATAATCACAACATACGCAAGCAATTCGCTGGCAAAGGTTATACATACGATTCAGTCAATGATGTATTTATTGCGCCACAGCCTTTTGCATCTTGGTCGCTAGATGAAAACTTTGATTGGCAACCGCCAACACCAATGCCCGAAGAAGGCTTTTGGCGTTGGGATGAAGATTTAGGTGATTGGGTAAATGGCTAAATTATGCGCAGCAGGTATTCAGCTTCGGGAGCAAATCGATGACGATTATCCTGATCGCGATAGGAAGTCTGATGGCTGGATTGCTGACGCTCGCCACCTTGCTAAAGGCACTTCTGACCATATACCAGACGCTAAGTCAGGAATCGTTAGAGCAATAGATATAGATGCTGATTTATCAGCTCATCAAGAAGAGGCTTACGCGCTAGTTGAGAAGATTCGCAAGTTAGCCAAGAAGGGCGATAAGCGAATCAAATACATAATCTACGATGGCAAGATTATGAGTCCGATTCTGGGATGGAAGCGCAGAGCTTACAAAGGCGCTAACCCTCACCGATCGCATTTCCATATTTCATTTACAACTTTGGGAGACAAAGATGGCAGTTATTTCAACCTCGAAGGAGAAGCTAATGAGCGACCTAAAGAAAATGGCAGAGAGCTGGGCAAAGACATTCCTAGCAACGGCGCTAGCGACCTATCTGGCAGTCGGCCTAGATGTAAATGCAATTGCCAATGCAGCTCTCGTATCAGTCTTGCCTAGCATCATCAATTGGCTAAACCCTAACTACGAAAGATACGGCAGAATCAAGTAATGGCGGCTACTGAGCTAGCAACGCTAGTAGCCTCAGTATTAGGATCTATCGCCTTACTGATTGCTGGACTGCGCTACATAATTAAATTGGAGAATATTCCAATAGTGTCGCGCCTTGATAAAATGGAGAGTCAGTTAGAATTGGCCCTAGCGAGAGGGGTCAGAAATGGCAACGCGAAAGCGCGTAAGTAAGAAGCGACCTAAGAGGCGCAGAACTACTAAAGAAACGCCTTTAACAAAGCTTGATTTCTGGGCTATTGCTGCCAATGAAGTTTATAAAGCTTGTCGCAGAGCTGGTATGGATGAAGGCACTTCACTTGCTTTCGCTATGGATCGCAGCTCTTATCCTGATTGGATAGTGCCTGCCGATGACCCAATAAAGAAAATTGGTTGGGAAGATGGCGAGGAAGATAACTAATCTACTTTCGAGAGGTTGAGCTCTTTGAGGCTATTAAGTCCCTTTACCCAGACTTGATGCCTTTATCAGCAACCGACCGAGCTGATGGCATAACCCACGACTCATATATTGAGATGAAGTGCCGAAGAACGCACTATGACCGCTTACTCATTGAGAAGAAGAAATGGGATTATTTGGCCGATATAAGGGCTAGGACAGGCTCTAGGACGCTTTATATCAATGCAACCCCAAAGGGAATCTACCAGTTTGACTTAGGGGCTCTAGCCGAGCCTGAGTGGGTTTTAAAGGTATTGCCAGCAAAGACCGACTATGCCAACGGCCATAGCCTTGAGAAGCTATGTGGCTTCCTAGATATTCAACACGCCGAGCTATTGCTTGTCTAAATCTATTTAGACCCTTAATCTATTTACCTAAATCCATTTAGGGTTTAGAGATTAGGGAGCAAAATGATAAATAAAGTAACCCTAATTCGATTTGATTCTCAAGCAGGGGCTTGGACTGATGAGACAAATTG